GCATCCATCATGCTCGTCCAGACACGATGATCTTGACAAAGTAAAGCAACAGCCGACACTTTCATGCCAAATGCGTACTGTGAGCGAGATAATTTTAGAAGCTGACACAGCTCGTCGTCTATAAGAACGCCTGTAGCAATACCTAATACATTATTTTGAACTGCACCTCCCACACCAACTTTACAAATATCACTATTTGAGTTCGGCAGAACCGGTGCATTTGCTGTTGGAGGTGTATTGTTTACTACCGTACTCGACACGGTATTTGTCTCAGCAAAAGAGTTTGAAATTGATAGGTACATAAATACCAAAGATAAGAATGCACAGAAAAGATAAAAATACCCTTTTAACATTCTAACATCTCCAACGTTTACGTGCTTGTCTTAATCTTGAGTTTGGGTCTTTCGCTGCTTTAGGAAATTTTTTCATTTGACCAGCAGAACGAGCACAGAAAGACTTTCTTCTTTTTGCAGCTGCGCTTCCTTTTTTAACCTTGCCTGTTACTGCTGTCTTTAATTTAGAACCAGGGTTTTCTCGTCTGTAACGAGCAACGCCTGCTTTAGTCATTCCCGCCCCACTTTTCGTGGAGCGGAAATATTTTTTAGTTTTTGGTGGCTGTTTGTCTGCCATTATCCGAAGATGCAAGTTAGTGAAGTTACATTAGTTAATGTGGCATGAATATTGTTTTGAAATCTCAAACCTGTATCACCAATGTATGTTTCAATCACTGCTGTAGCGGACCCTGGAGTATCAAGATCTAGCAAAGTTGCTCCAGTGCTAGAGTCTTTTAAAACAATACTTCCTGCAGATCCCGCACAAACAGCATGAATAGCTATTAGTCTTGCAGGACCACTAGAAACATTTCCTGTAGCAGTTACTTTAGCCGATCTATAGTTAATCATAACTTACTCCTAACTTAATTTAGGTAAGCCTTCACCTGGTTGACCTTGATCTACTACATAGTAATAAAGGATACCTGTAATACTACCACCTGTTGCAGCAGACGAACCTTGACCACCAACAATTTTAATTTTTTCCGTTGAAGGTGTGTCTAAATCACCGAGAACAGCACCAGAGCCTGAGTCACCACCCCAAATAGTTGTAACGCCTCCTGCATCTGCATCGCCCTCATTAATTAATCCGTCAACGTCTACAAAATCAGTGCCACCATCAAAATCGGTAAATCCAATATCAATAGTAGGATTTGTTCCACCCGTTGCATCTGGATTAAATGCTACACCTGTGATAACACAGTTTTTTGGTAAAACTACTTTTCTTGTGTCTGTTGCTGAAACTTGAACGTCAGTTCCTTGTGCTGCTGATGGATCAAAATAAAATTGAGCCGCCATTAGCATAGAACCAGCGTAAGTTTCTCTTTTGTTGTCTCCACCATTAGATCTTACGACCCCAGTGAATGTTGTTCTACTTGCCATGTCTTACTCCTTTTGTAAGTCCTCCGAAGAGGCCATGTTGATTGAAATTTTATATTAGAATAAAAAAAGGGCGGATACAACCGCCCTTTTAGATTTAATAGTTTCTTAAAGATTATGCACCAGATGTACCAAATACACAGCGTGGATCTGAGAAACCGAATGAATATCTCTCTCTAGCTTTGTATCTGACGTTTCCTGTATCAAAATCACCTTCCATAGAAGTTCTGATTGGTGAACGATTGAAGAACTTAAAACCGTTCGGTACATCAGTTTTGATATAGAAAGCATTGGTATCAGTTAAGAAGTGGTTAACTGTGTATCCTTCAGGAATCATACCCATGTTTCTCATAGCATTCACGTCATTGTCTGCTGTTCCTGGTCTTAATGCAGAATTCATTAGTCTGTCAGCAGTAAACTGTAATTCCTTTGGAATGATTAGTTTTCTACCTTGAGCAGCAATCTTTAAACCTCTCTCGTCTACGAATGCAGCGATGTCGATTAATGATTGCTCTAATGATGTTTCGTTAAGATCAGCGTCTGTTGCAAGTCTGTTGGAAAAAGTTCCACCGATTGCAAGTGGGTGTTGAGTGTTCACAAGTGATACACCATCACCACCAGGGTTTGTACCCGCAGCACCTCCAGCTGCAAAAGCGTCGTTAAGAATAGCGGCAGCTTTTACTTGCTTTGTGTTTGCCATAGATCTTGCAAGAGCTCTTGTGTATCTAGCAGCGAGTCTATCGTAGAGGTTATCTTCGATAGCTTCTTCTGTGATTGCAAATGCTAATGCAATTGTGTCGTGTGTGTAACGAGCAGTGTATGCTTCGGTTGCTGTATCAAATGATACACCAGCACCTTCTGATTTAGTTGGTGCGGAACCGAATCCTGATAACATTACCTCTTCTTCGAAAGCACGATCTGAACTCTCTTCATCAAAGATTTCAGCATGTTCATTTTCGTATCTTCCATACTCCAAGCCGAACAGAGCGTTCAAACCTGGCTCTAACTCTTTAACGAGTTGACTTCTAGAAATAGCCATAGTTTAACCTCCTATATGCCTGTTGTATCTCTGTATTGATGCTTATTGATTCTAACTAATATATTTGCGTTAGCAGCAGTAAAGTCATCGTTGTCAGGATCAGTTGATAATCCGACTACAGCGAAGTTTGATGCACTTGAAGTTGCAAATGTACTACCGTCAATAGCGACATCGGAAATACCTGATTTAGTAGATCCTGCGCTATATGTAGCGATATTACATGTTGAACCAACCTGTGCTTGTCCAGCATTTGTGTCATCACATTTGACTTCAAATACCACGTCTGGATCTGTAATTACGTTTGCAACAATATCGTCTGCTACAATCGCACCTGGGTAATGATTTGAGAAAGTTGGTTTTTGTGTTGTTGGATCTGTGTAGAAACAACCGTTGAAAACACCAACTAGCTCAGCACCCGCAGTAGATCCACGAGAGATAGAACCATTTGCATTTAATACAACTGGATCTCCCATAAAGATAGAGTTCGTCTCATTGCTAGCGATGACCATTTCCTGTTGGCCTTGTCCGTTATAAGCGGATCCTAGCATTGATGCAGGACGAAATCCAAAGTTACCTGCTTGGTTTGCCATTGTTTTACTCCTTAAAAGTAAAGTTAATAAATAGTAACTAACAATGGCCTGTAAAAAACTTATTCAGTCTTTTGTGAGCCACCGAAAGTCACCCTGCTTTGCCTCTCAGGTTTACTGATTGGCATACTGGGGTGAGCATCCTTCATTAGATCATTGTCAACAGCTTTTATCTGATCTTCAGTAAGACCTTGATAATAAGCATTACGTTGAGCAATTAAATCTTCTGGAATGCGAGCCAGCAATAAGCCACCTACTCCAATAACTCCTGCGTTTTTTCCGTCTTCTATAGTTGGTAATTGCCAGTCAGGGTATTCGTCCGCTCTTACTAATTCATAACCTTCACGAAGACGGTTAATCACGTTCTTAGTGTCCTCATAGCCCCTTACTTCTGCTCTTATCCAACGATGGATATATCCATCAGGCGCAGGTGGTGCATCGAGTGATGACGGTCTCTGCCAAACACGTTTACGTTGAGTTTTTTCCCGCGTGTCAGCAGTTCTTGAGGTTTTAGTTGTCATGCTTGACCTCCTTTGTTTGCGTACTTAGCGTACTCTGTTAGTGGCACACCTAGCTTTTTAGCTATTGCGACTTGTGACGGTGTGAGTCTCACAGTCTTGCGTGCATTTTTAGATTGTGAACGGCTAGCACTTGCTACAGTCTGCACGGGTCTGTCATCAGTAGACACGTTCACATCAGCCTCATGACTGAATTTATGAGGAAACTCTTTTTTCATACGTTTATCTATCTCACTATAGTATTCATCTGAGTTCGGGTCAAATCCTTCTTCTGACACAAGTTTTTTATGAATTGAAAAAACAGTGTATGTCATTGGCTCGTCTGAACCAAACCAAGGGTTCTTTTGAGCCCAAGCTTCTGCTTTTGGATCTGGTTTTTTTTGTTCAGGAGCTTTAGGTGTTTCATCTGTCTTAACCTCAGTTCCCTGTTCAGGTTCTTTACTTTGACGAGCTTGTGTGGCTCTAAGCCTCTCAGCATCTATTGTTAATCTGGTTAATTCTTCTTGAGCTTCAACCTGAGCTTTGACATCTCCTGCTTGAACTGCTTTTGCATATTTATCCTGCAATGCAGTTTTGGAAACTTCAACTCTGTTTTTAAACTCGTTTAAATAACCATCATCAAGTTTTTTATACTTAGTGTCTAAATCAGAATATTGCTTTTTTAATCCTTCTGCATATTCAAGAGCTGCTTGCTCACGTCTTTCAGCTTCACGCATCTTAGCCGTAAGTTTGTCAATACGCTTTTGAACTTTATCAGAATGATCATCTAATTCAGAATCTTCTTGATCTGCTTTAACTTCACGAACGGAAGTATCCTGTTGTTCTTCTTGTTGAACCGCTACTTCGTCTTGTTGCTGTTCTTCTTCTTTTGAGTCGATATCTACATCAACAGGATTGCCTGATGTATCGATATCTACCATTTTTTGTTCCGGCATGGGCCATGACCTCCATGAGTCTATTTATATGTTGCATGTAATATGTCTTCCGGATCCTTTATAACTGCTAAGATTTCATCATCATTCAGAAGTCTTAGCTCCCCACCATCGATCTTTATCCTTGAGCCTGCGTATTTAGCAAAAAGAACCCAATCTTTTTCCTTACACCATGCTCCGTCAGGAAATCTATCTTTATCTTTATACGCATCTGGTCCAACTTTCAAGACTAATCCTACATTAGTTGTCAATTGAATTTCTTCCTGCGCTTTGTCCGTAAGGTGAACTCCACCTTTTGTTTTTCTGATGCCAGTGTGTGGCATAATCAAAAGTCTCCAACCAGTTGGTTTTGGAAGCTTTTCCAT